CTTGGAACAACCACTTACGGCTGTAACGCTTTCTGTGCAACATCATTTGTGTACGAGTTTCGTTTAATTCGTACTGTAATGGCTCGATGGCTTCAAGTTCACCCATTGGGTAGAAGAAACCAGGAACCTCATAGTTGCGCAACATAAAGAATGGGTGACCAAATGCGTATGGCATTTTAATTGGTTTAATTAAGAACTTATCTCCACCTGAGTCAGAGAATACGCTCATCTCACCAGTATCAATATTGTAATATTCGTAAATATCGCAATATGCATCATCTTCATTTGAGCCAGCATCTACTCTATATCCTCTGTCCATATTTGCATATTTTTGATAAGAAGATGGACTTAGGTCTTTTCTTGCGGCGGCATCATAGCGTCTATCTGCTTTTGCATCTTTTAATGGACGACGTGTGCGTTGTGCAACCCAACGTGCATCATCCATGTTTGTTGCATCTGGGTCAACAAACATTTCAAATGGGTCAACACGCTCTAAGAATGGACGGTCTTCTCTAATTATTAATTGAGATTCAACATCATCTGCTGGTCTAAGTTCTGCTGCTTCATCAGCTGAATATTCAACATTATTTATTTTTTCTTCTTCAATAAAACGATAACCAGTTTTAACCCAACCATGACCAATAATCAAATAATCTTTTACTGCTCTTTGAAACTCTGGCTGACAGTTGTAATGCTGCCACCAATAGTTAATAATTGATTCAGTTAAAATTGCTTTTTCACCATCTTCTGGTCTGCGTGGATTAACATTAATCTTTGGGCGACCAATAGAAACAGCTGGTGCTAAAGTATTAATAGTTGAAAAAGAAATATTAACTAAAAGTCTGTCACCAACAGCTTGACCACGATATTGACGACCACGATATAAGTTAATTAACCTCTGCCATAATTGGTCATAATTTTCATTTGCACGCCATTTTTTAGCGTAATCAATATTTCCTCTATAAGTTGCTAGCTTATTAGCATTAGACTCTCTAGCCATTTATTTTCTCTTTCCCTTAACAAGTCCTTCGCCTATGGCTGCTAATCTGCAAAGACCATTTGGTTCTGCTTGCTGTACAATGATGTGGCATCCTTTCATTTCAGGACACCAAAAAGCGCAGTTAGAACACTTCACACCTATTTTAGCATTTTCATTCTTTGATGCTGGCACATATCCAACCCATATACCATTATCATCGTTATCAGCTAGTTTACCATACTCTTCAACTATTTCAAACATCGATTCAACATACTTAGATTCTGCTGGAGCAAGTTTGATAATAGGATTAGTTACACCTTCAGGCAGTTCTTCTTCTTCTTCGCCTTCTTCTTTTTCGTACTCTTCTCCATTACCGTTACCAAACTTGATAGCAATTTCAAATGCTTGGCCTAATGGTGAATCTTTTTCTTTCATTAGCAGTCCCACTTTCTTAGAGCCAAAGCTTTACGAGTTGGCCTTCCCTTAGAATCTTTCATTGGACCAGGCATTCCGCCCATACGCGCACAGAATGACTTTCTTCTTGCTGCAGCTTTTGGTGACTTTTTAGCCTGCTTAGCAGACACTGGTGGCTTTAGATTCATGCCCTGGGCTTTTGCTGATGCACGACCCTTAGCATTCAATCCACCTGAAGGGTTCTTTCCTTCTTTACGCTGCCATGCAGGAGTCTTAGCCATTATTTACCTTTTGCTGCTCTCATGTTGTCAATTAAATTTGGATATGGTCTACCAGCTTTTTTAGCTGCAGCTTTTGCTTTAGCTTTTTGTGCTGGTGTCAACTTCTTTGGTTTACCCAAAGACTTTGGACGAGCCTTCTCCCATACTGGCTTACTTTTTTTTGCGGCCATTTTTCTTCTTCTTTCTAGGAATGTAATTCTTAGTTGTTGTAGAAGGAACCGATGGATACTTTGGATTAGCGGCCACCACGACCCTTATAACCACGCTGTTCCATCATTTCATAGGCTTCCATCTTCTTCATGCTTGGAGCCTTTGACTTCTTAGCAACTTTCTTAGCAACTTTTTTAGCTGGTTTCTTTTTCATATTATGTCTTCTTTCTTAGTTTAAATTTTAATTATTTAGCGCTTGCGTACATTCCGACTTGAATCGTGATTGTACCTACTGCAGACACAAAAGTTGTTGGGTTAGCAAAATAAACACCAAACTCTGCTAAACCAGCAATGTTGCCTCTAAAGTTATGATAATACGCTGATGGTGTTGCACCAGTCACAGATTCAATTTGTGATGTCAATGAAGAATCTTCTGCATCGTTTAATGACCACAATGCTGGTGAATTTTGGTCTGCACCTGCACCAGCCCAGAATGAAATACTTCCAATCCAACCAGTAGGTGCCGAAACAGTTATTGCTATTGTGTCATAACCAGCACAATTCATTGGAAACCAGTCAGCTGGATAATTAAATGAACCACCCGAACCGTCATATGTATATGTGTGTGTGTATTGTTGTAACATTATTTACCTTTTACTTTCTTTATAGATTTTCCGGCTTCGCTAAGTGCAATGGCAATAGCTTGCTTGCGCGATTTAACTATTCTTGCTTTCTTTGGTCCTTTTGGGTCTACTCCACTATGCAGTGTGCCAGCTTTATATTCCTTCATTACCTTAGAAATCTTTTTTTGTGCTGCAGTTTTCTTTTTAGTTGCCATATATTTTACGCTCCTCACTTGCTTTTATTGCTAAAAACTCTTCTTCAGTATAAACAAAAGACTGTTCTTCGCATAGATGTTCTTCTGAACTAGTCCAAGCTTGGCACTCAATGCAACGATATAGTGGTCCATCTATTGTATAAAGTGAGAACTTTGGCACTATTTCTTTTTGCCCTTCATTTTCTTTTCGGCTTTTTTGTAAGCTTTGCCGACTGGACTATCGGTTATGGCAATCATTATACCAAATGCTGGCTTACCTTTTCCTTTACCTTTTTTAGCTTTCATTTTGATTTCTCCTTAGCTTGCTGTAGTTTCTTTTTAGCTATTGTTGCTTTCTTAGCAGATTTTTCTTTTTCCTAGTTTTAGTTAAGTGCCACTCAATATGGTCATCTAGTTTGTCAGCTATCTTGTCTATTTTGCCGGCAAGAACACCATGCTGTTCAGAGCTTTCTCTTCTAAATTGCTGAACTAGCACCACCAGAGGACCACCAATAACAGCGACAAGTATAGGAACGACCCAATCAGCCATGTCAAATTAACTCTTTTCTTGCTGGTACTTTAGTTATTTTACCTTGTTTAAAGGCATCGGACTCTTCGTAAGATTTTTGTACCTCACGAACAGTTGTATTATTCCAGGAAGATTGTCCAATTTCAGCGCCTCTAAAGCCAAATCTGATTCCTTTGACGTGACATGCGAAACAAATTTCGCGTTTTACATCATTTTCTGTCTTTAATTCCTTCGAACAGTTGGTGCATTGCATAAAACTTCCTATCTAGTAGGTAAAACCATTACATCTTATCATTATAGTAATTAAATTCTCCGATAAAGTAACGGTCTCTTTCTTTTTGAGTCTTTTTTACCGTCTTAGCAAAGAAGTTTAAGGTGCCAAATGGAGCATCTGTCTTGGGCGTGTATTCTGGCAACCAGACATATTTTAACATTTGATTGGCGATAGCTAGACTCATGACTCGGTCGTCATGGGGTGAGCCATGAGTTGAACCGTTATCATCACGGACAAAGGTTTTAAGTTCAGCTATTGTAAACTCACAGCGGATGTCTAGTACACCATCTCTAATATTGGCATTTAATTCGTCTACAGCCAAGGGTTTTGTTAGGGTTGTTGTGCGCCAACCCAATGTTTCTGTGGCTTCTGCGTGTCTTTGGTTTAATCTACGCTGACGATATAAATTATGATAATTATTTTTATTTAAAGCAGTTAAGGTTGTTAAACCGTGGTTATTAGACTCAACACCAATTAAAGCTTCATTATAAAAGAATCCTAAAGAATAAAGGACTTCTTCTCCAAACTTGTCTGGGTCTACGTGCCCATGCCAATGGGCTACTACAAGACCAGACTTAGCATCAATAACATGAGCGGAAGAATAGTCACCCCTTGCCAATCCTTCGGCAACGTCTGCCCCAATAACGTATCTAGCTCCGGCCTGTGGGACTTGCCATACGGATAATGGCCCACCGTTGGGGTCAAACATAAAAGAGTTTCGAACATCAGATAATTTTTTATTGTAACCTTTTTTAGGACTTGTAGTTTGAAATTTATGTAGAGAATCAATATCAAATACTGGTCTACCGGAACGGATGAATGCTTCTTCAGGATTTGATGGATACTCTTGGTGTAGCTGCCATACTGGAAGTTCTGCAGCCTGGGCATCATACCAAGCTTGGTCACGCTCTGATGCTGACCATGGAAAGAATATTCCTTTAAATCTATTGGTGCCATTTTGTGACCCCATCCATAAATTAAAGAATATATTGCCTTCGCCTTTTGCCGTAGACAGACAGATAACACGACCGCCTACGTCAGCAATTGGTTCAATAGAAGCCCAAGCCTCTTCTGGGTTTGGCAAGAATGCCATTTCGTCAATAATGGCCAGGTATACGGATTCACCACGAGCAGGTTCGTTTGCTGATGGCAAAGACTCAATAACCGAGTCATTATTAAATGACATCTTTAAAACGTTATTTTGAATTAATTCTGGTCCTGAT